TAAAACCATTTACCACTGATAAAACAATAACCCCAAAAAACACCACGATTAAGTCCTTTACTTTCTAGATATTCTTTGATTGTTTGATTGTTTTTACTTACATTTTTCTTGCACCATCTTACAGCATATTTAAATAAATATTCTGTAACTCTAGAATTACAAGCAAAACCATTCATTCTACGATGAAGATGATTCCAAAAACCACGTGTTAATCTACCATCACGATATTTATACTTAAGTTTTTCAGGATGAATTTTGTAATACAAAACATCTGTTATACTATTACCGAACTCACCTCTAGTAAATCCACCTTCATTCCATAGTTTTAATTTAATAAGTTGACTTCGTGAACAATTACGAAACCAAAAATTATTTGAATCAGAATATTTAATACAACTAAAAGCTCGTTGTCCTTCTTCAATAGTTTCACCTACAATAATATGAAAAGCTTGACGATACTCAGATTTATATTCTCGTAATTCAAAATCATAACGTCTATTTGGCTCTGGTTTGTAACTTATAACAAAACTTTTGTCATGCTTGTTAAGCTTTTCAAAGTAATGTTTGAGTTCATGCCAGTCAAGTAAACTATTATTTAATGCAACTTGCCTACTAATAGGTCGCATAATGACTACTCCTTATAAAAGTTAATTGAATACTACAAATACCAATCTGCACCATATATTTCCTGTTTTGCAGTACTATATGCTACAGCATATGGCATACCATTACTAACATACAATTGAAGAAGCCGATTGAATTCTTCTAGTGCCATGTCATTAATGTCCTCTTCTGTTGGATACCAGTTATCCATTTTGAATTTCTATAGCGTCATCTATTTTGATATCACCATAGTCCTCATAAACATTACTATCATGTGCATTAAGACTTGCTTTTGCTTTAGCAATAGCTTCGTCTTTGTTGCTTGCTTCAACAATAACTTCAAAGTTAACAATAGTACTAGCGTCAACTATCCATTGTTGTTTGCCTATATTGCTCTTTACTTCTGGTTGCTGTGATTGATAGTATTGTTTTAATCTTTCTTTTTCTTCTCTCATCATTGCTTTATATTCCATCATTGCATCCATTATTTTGCTCCTATTTTGTTAAGTAAGTTAATCTGTGCAATTAATATTTTTTTATTTCGCTCTGTTGAGTTATAAGGATACTCATCAGCTTTAGGTATTCTATTATACACAATAAAATGTGATTTGCAATAGAGTTCTTTTAAAGAATCTAATGATAATAGTTCTAGGTTTAATTTATATTTCATAAGCTTTTACCTTATCATAATAATTGTTACGGTCAGACCAATATTGATTCCAATCTATTTTGCTATTAGGTACATACTTAACAAACCTCCAGCCGTTAAAAAATAAAATGTCGTCTATATTGTCTACCACCCTTGTAGTACCTGTTGAATGTTTAATTAAAACATAATCCTGGGTATATTGCATAATAATATCCTATAATAAAAAAAGGGGTTTTGCAACCCCTTTTAAGTTAAGCTACTTTACCCCAGTCACCTGAGTTAGTTTCTTGTTTAATTTCAATCTCAGGTGAGCCTTGATTTTCTTGAGCTTCGTATGCTTTCTTACGAGCGTTACGAATCTCTTCAATCTCTTCAGCACAGTTTTCGATTGATTCTCTCAACTCTTTTTGACTTCTACTTATTCTGCTTGCAGCATTGTCAAGTAATTGTTGAGCAAGGTACAATCTTAATCCGATTGGTGCTTTACCAATTAACTTGTAATAATTTTCAAAGTCAAAGTTTTGTGTTAAACTTACTGTTTTTACTGTTTTATCAGCCATAATAATTACTCCTAATTAAAGTTAAAATTGTGTGTCTAGTGACACAACAATAGGATAACACAAAAGGGAATCATTTGGCAAGGGTCGCGTAGCGACTTGCGAAGCCCTTGCAAATGAGGAATGAATGTGTTTCCGTTATTGTTGTAGTTACTACGACACGCACATTTTTACATTAATTAAACAAGGAGTAATTGTGGAGGCTGACTAAATAAAGTTAGCTTTAACACAGGACTTAGACATATTATTACAATATTAATATCTTACCAATGGATTAAGTTGTACCGACAATTACTTTATCAATGATATCAAATACATAGCAGTGAGAAATAGAGAAAGAATGTAATACAACTTAACAGTTGATTAAAATTTATGCAGATGTTAATTAAATTAAGTCTGTTTCTTAACTGTAACAATGTGTTTACCCCTATCAGGGGGTTAATGCCTAGCTGTACTATATGCACTACAGTAAAAAATTATCTCATAGAAATTTTCTATATCGACTGAACTATAATTTTGTGCTCGGGTAAGTACGACCCTCGCAGAGGGAGGGTAGGTATACTCTACCAAGAGGGTTTAATTGTTACAATTTTGTAACAGTTATTAAATACTATTGACTTTTATTTAAAAATATGATATAATATTATTATGATGTAAAGCATGATATCAATGCTTTTTAATATTAAGATTGGTCATCATGTAAAGCATCATATAATGTAAACTTTTTAATTAATTTGCTTTTAAGGAAGGAATTATAAATTATGGTATTAAATACATATTACAGTAGTCCAACACTAGGACTTGACAGATTCTTAAGTGAGACTCTTTGGAATCACAATGATAAGTATCCTCATCACAACATTGTCAAGGTAGATGATGTTAATTACCACGTAGAGTTAGCTCTAGCTGGTTTTGATAAACAAGACTTATCAGTAGAACTAAAAGATGGAAAACTAACCATCGAAGGTAAGAAAGAAAATAAAGAAAGCAAAGATTATCTACATCAAGGTATTTCAACTAGAAAATTTTTGAAAACCTTTAGATTAGTAGATACTCTTGAAATTAAAGATGCTTCTTTTACAAACGGTATACTTACTGTACATTTACACAATAACTTACCTGAAGAAAGAAAACCTAAGAAAATAGAAATTAAAGGTTGACTTTTTTAAAAGAGTATGGTATAATATATAGGTAAACTATAGTTATACACAAATGAAACATAATGACTACAAAGACGACTTAGGTCGTTATCGCACACAATCCCTTTTCTGGGAACTAAGACACGGGGTAGATACTATCAAGTATCCCCCGGTCTTTTCGATTAAAGACTATGATATTGAAAGAGATGGAGTTAAATATCCTTCTCTTAAACGTATCTATATGTCTTATGACCATTTACCTGGTTATGAATATGAATTTGCAATTGATACGTTAGGGTCATGGGACCACTGGTGTAAGTTAGCAAATGATACAATCCCTGATATTAAAGACACAATTAAAGCATGGAGAGATGAACTAGATATTAAACATCAAGCTCTAGGTATGAAAGCTCTTATCCATGCAAGTAAAGACAATGATGCTAAGGCAGTTAACGCAGCAAAGTACTTAGTAGAAAAAGGTTATATTTCTAAACGAGGTAGACCTAGCAAAGCAGAAATAGAAGGCGAAGTAAAGCGTTCTGCTAGAAGTAAAAAAGAATTGAATGATGACCTAGAACGTATAGGTCTTAAAGTTGTTAACGGAGAGAAGTAATGGTATATCCACTTATAATTAGAACTGTTGGAACATATTTATTAAAAAAAAGTGCAAAAAAACAATTAAAAAAAGATTTAGCTCAAACTCAAAGAACTTCTGAAAAAAAATTAAAAAATACAGAAAACCTTGGTAATGTAGATAGGTTTACTAAAGTAGGTAAAAATAAAAATAAAGTTCCAGGGAAACCAGGAGGAGGTTCTTATAATCAAAGTATAAGACAAGTATCTGATGATGCTAATTTTATTTTTGGAAGAGCTAGGGGGTCTTCTAAAAAAACAGGACCTTTTAAAACACAGTCTCCTTATTCAGGATTAACAAGTAAAACTAAAAAACAACAAGCTCCTAATGTATTAGGTCCTGCAGGTTCTTATAAAAGTCCTACTAAAAGGTTTAATCAAAAAGACATAGAAATGGCAGTAAGTAATGCTATGAAAAAAGCTAAAGAATTAAAAGGAATTAACTAGTGGCTAAAATTACAATTGACAATATTGCATCAGGATACGCATCTACTACTGCGTTAAACACTAACTTTGATGCTATTGAAACAGAATTAAATAGTAAAGTTTTATATCGAAACAATCCAGCTGGTGAACCTAACTCCATGCAGAATGACCTTGATATGAATAGTAATAGTATTA